ACGAAGAGCGCAAAAGGGCGGGGGTGGTGTTTCTTGGTAATAATTACATCAACCGATATCCGGAAAGTAAAAGGCGCAGGCAGATAGTTGAGCATTACATGAAAAAGGGTTTGGATGCTTACGGTATTGGATTCCCTAAACGATTTACAATAGCAGCTAAGGAAGTTTTGATCTATCAAAAGGCAAGCTACGCTCTAAACATCGACCATTTCAACAGGCCGAGATTCTACTCTGACAGGGTGCTACGCGCTCAGGCGTGCGGGGCTATTATCTGCCAAATGAGCGATGTACCTATGGAAGATCACCCCTTTGCACTTTACGGCTATCCAAAGGGGCAGGAAATGCCGCCAAGCTATCACAAGATGATAGCGGAGTACACGAGGGACAACCACACATGGAGAAACAGGATTGATGACTTAACCAAAATCATAGAAAAATGGGCAAAGTAACCCCGATTAAAAGACAAGACGAAGGCTCGCATCAGCTGCTTTCATTGGTGAAAATGCCAATGTTGATGTTCGTTAGGGAACACATGGAGAAAAACGGAATATCAATAAAAGATGTTGCTGAATTACTAGGTGAAACAGAAGAGGCCGTTGAAGATTATTTACATCCGTTCATAGATTACGACCTCAAGAACATAATGAGGATAGCCTACGCTATCAATGTGTATTTTGAAGTCCGTATGATTGACAAAATATTCTATGAGGAATTGGAGGATATGAAAACCATGACGGATGAAGAGCTTGAGCAAAGCCGAAAGAACCGTATGGAGGAAATGAAGCGAAGCATGGGAATTATTTCATGAGAGCAGCAATACTGACAGGGGCGAATAAAGCGCAGGAAGAAATTCTATTTGCCACCCACGAAGGGAAGGCGGCCCTAGCTGATCACTTCGGATGGGATTTAATCACGGCCACCGACAAAAACTACGCAAGCCACCCGCACCCCTCTTGGCAGAAGATTGACCTAATCCGGCAAAAGCTACACGCCTACGATGTTATTTTATGGTTAGATGCCGATAGCTTCGTCACCAACCCGAAAGCGTGCCCAATGCCAAGTGAAACGGCTTTCACCATCTCAGCCGATTGGTGCGAGCCTACGCCTATCAATCCCGAAAAGCGTTGGATAAGCTGCGGGAACTTTTGGACTGTCAACAAGCCCGAGGCGTGGCAATACTTCGAGCAGATGGAAAAATTCAAAAGCATCTATGCCAACCGCTCGTGCTGCTGTTGGGAGCAGGATGCCTTTCATCAGGTGCTGTGGAGGTCAAAGCTAGGTCGGGAGGTCACTATACTACCGAGAACGGCAATGAACGCTGTCAAGTGTACGAAGGAGGGAATCACAGAGCGCATTCAATACGCGAAAGGTGACTTCCTGTGCCACTTGACAAACGTGGATAGGTTCGCCTTCATCGAAGAGCTCAAAGCCGACCTGCGGGCGAATTTGTAGTTTTGCATAATAGTTACAACCTATTATGGCTGGGCATAGCACTAAAGCAAAAGGCATAGACAGGCGCAAAAATCCATACCGCACCTTTTTCCGCGATAACATCAGCGAAGAGGATTTGAAGCTAATTTGGGAAAAGGCAATCGAAGAGGCTAAGGAAGGAAATGACAAAGCCCGAAAGGAGGTGCTTGACCGCTTATTTGGCCGCCCTGACCAAAATGTGAACGCTCACGTTGAGGAGCTAAAGAAGATCCTCCCTCCGTGGATGACCAATGAAAGCCAATCCTAACCTCTTATTTCTACGGGAGAATTACCTAAAAAGCCGCATCCTCGTATTGCAAGGTGGTACAAGGTCGGGCAAAACCTATTCAGCAATTCAATTTCTTATCGAGCTATGTTACCAATACCCCAATGCGGGCATGGTCATTACAATAGCTAGGGCTACATACCCCGCCATTCGAGGCTCTGTACTTCGGGACTTCATAGACATTCTCAACAGCTTCGAGGCTTACGACCCAAACAACCACAATAAAACCGAAAGCACCTACATTCTTGAGGGGAACATGGTCGAGTTTATCAGCTTAGACCAACCGCAAAAAGTGAGGGGGCGCAAGCGTGACATCTTATTTGTCAATGAGGCCAATGAGATAAGTTTGGAGGGGTGGAATCAGCTCTTATTTAGGACAACAGGCTTTTCAATCGTTGACTTCAACCCATCCGACCCGATGCACTGGATTTATGACGATGTGCAAACGCGGTCAGATGCAAAGACATTAGTCACCACCTACAAGGATAATCCACACCTTCCGGACGTGGTGATAGCCGAAATCGAGCGGTTTAAGCAGATAGACCCCGACTATTGGAAAGTGTACGGGGAGGGGCAAAGGTCAGCAGGGCGCAAGGGGCAAATCTTCACCCACTTCCAAAAGGTGGATTTCATAGATTGGGAGGAGTGCAGCTCCATCACCATTGGCCTCGACTTCGGATTCACCAACGACCCAACAGCAGTTGTGAAGCTAGGGCGAAAGAACGACAGGCGATACATTCAGGAGTTAATTTATGAGAAGGGGCTAACGATTGACCTCTTGGCCGAACGGCTGCGCTCCGCAGGGGTGACGAACCAAGACACGCTCGTATGTGACAGCGCAGAGCCTCGAAGTATTACAGAGCTTAGAAAGTACGGATTCAACGCGATAGGGGTCAAAAAGCACAAAGACAGCGTAAGGCACGGAATTAACGCACTCAAGGCGTTGAGTATCTTTGTAACTGCAAATAGTAGAAACGTGTGGGAAGAGGTCGTTTGGTACGCTTGGGAGATGGACAAAGACGATAAGCCTAAGTCACCTGAGAGGCCGATAGATGCCTTTAACCACGCAATGGACGCTATACGATACGCCAATTCAGTAACACCTCGCCCATTCTTCGTATGACGATAGTAGATAGAATCGCAAAGGCTTTAGGTTACGCACCCATGCAAGGGCGCGACCAACTGCTCAACAAGCTCACAAAGGCCATGACGTATTACATCGGGGTGGATTCTCCCGTATGGAGGGAGGACAATCCTGAGAAGTACGTTGAAGATGGGTATGCTCGGAATATAGACGTTTACTCTATTGTCAACTACATTGCCAAGAAAGGAAGCAAGGTAGACATTCAGCTATGCCGAAGCCTTCCCAATGGCGAAGAGGAAACGATTGGCAGCCACCCTGTTTTGGATCTTCTCTACTCACCCAACCCCGATCAAGGGAAGATGGCTTTCATGGAGCAGGCTTTGGGCTTTTATGCGTTAAGCGGGAACTCTTACACCTACCTACTCGCACCCGATGCAGGGCCAAACAAAGGGCGGCCCCTTGAGATGTATCAGCTTCCCTCGCCTTGGGTGGAGGTCATCGGTGGGGATTACAGAACACCCGTGCGAGGCTATCAGATTTACACTTACGGCAACAGCCAGCAAGTGCAATTCACCTTAGACGAGATCATCCACACGAAGGCCGCGCAGTACCTATGGGGCGAGGGGCAAGAGAAATACGGAATGTCACCTATGCGTGCCGCTTGGTACAGCGTGCAAACGAGCAATTCTGGCTACACGGCTAATAAGAAGGGCCTTGACAATATGGGGCCTCCTGGTGTTTTGTTTGACCGAGGCACGAGTACAACGGAAGTTGCCACATGGACGGATGACCAACAGCGAATGATGCAAGACAAGTTGAGAAAACTTGGCGGCACCAAGAACGCGGGGACGATTATGGCCGCTGTTGGTGACTTGGGGTGGATAAACTTTGGCCTTTCTGCTGTGGATATGGCCATTCTCGACACTTTGGAGTTCACTTTGGCCGATATGTGCAACGCCTTCGGCCTTCAGGATATGCTATTCAACAGCGCACAAGGCAAGACGTACACCAACCTAGCCGAAGCGCGGCAGATGGCGTGGACGGATAGCATCCTTCCGATTGTGGATCGCTTGCTAGATGACTACACTAGAAAGCTGCTCCCTCGCTATTCTGATTTGAAAGACGGAAGCTACTATCTGAAATCAGTAACATCCAACATCCCAGAGCTTCAGAAAGACATGGGCAAGCTCGCTGATTGGCTTTCAAAAGCCGATTGGCTCACCCTAAACGAGAAGCGTGAGCAGATGGGTATGGAGCCTTTGGAAGTAGAGGGCATGGATGAGGTCTACATCAGCGCGGGGATGCAGCCGCTTTTATTGTCAGGGATGGATATTCCCCAAATGATGGCCAACGCAAACGCTGACAGCCTGCCCCGTGAATAGATGGGAAAAAGCCCAATGGAACGCTGTCAACAAATGGCGGGCAAAATACATCACCAAATACCGGAAGCGGTTTAAGCGGGAGCTAGATGCGCAGATAGCCCCTGTCATGGAGCTTATCAAAATCAGTTCGCGCCCTGAAGATGTGGCAAGCGGCATCCGTTCCGTCATGCGGCACGATAACATTATCGGCACTTTTAACGACTTATACAAAGAGGTGGGTGTAGAGGCTGCGCGGTGGGAAAGAGATCGCCTAGTGAAAGAGGAGAAGGCGTACAAGCCGAATCTGATAACGAAGGCCGACACTTTGCCGCAATTTGAATACGTTTGGACGGAGGGCATGGCCAACTACCTTACGCAGCAGACGGCCACCTATATCACGAGCATAATAAACACTTCCAACAATATCGCTACTCGCTTGGTGCAGCTTACCATAGCGCAGGGGATTGATAAGGGCATGAACCTGACCCAAATCATGAAGCTGTTAGAAGATCGCATTCCCGTGAATTGGCGGAAGGTTGGCGTGTGGAGGAGCGAGCTGATAGCGAGAACCGAGATCGTAACGGCTCAGAACTACGGGGCGGCATTAGGGGCAAGGACGACCGCTCAAGAGCTAGGGCTAACGCTTAACAAGCGATGGCTTGCCAAGGTAGACAGCAGAACACGGGAGCCGCACATAGATGCCAACGGGCAAGAGGTGGCCTTAGATGAAAAGTTCAGCGTAGGCGGTACGTTGATGGCGCAGCCAGGTGACCCATCGGGAGGTGCGGACAACCGCTGCAACTGCAGATGCTCTGTTGTTCATGTTCGCGCGGATGGTCAGGCGAGCTTCTCGGGAAGGTAAGATTCGCCCCCTTGTAAATTTGCACTCGTGAGCTATACGATAAAGAACATAGGCGAGCTAATTGTCAAAGAAGTTGACATGAAAGAGGGCATAGTCACAGGCTACGCATCTCGATTTGGCAATGTAGACAGTGACGGGGACATCATGGAAAAGGGATGCTACCGCAAGACGATTAGCGAGAACGGCCCAACTTCTGGGAAGCCTCGCATTGCGCACCTTTGGATGCACTCAAGCTATGAGCCTGT